GTGATAGCTATGGTTTATGTCACCGCTGCGATCTTAATACGCCTGATGAAATTAAAATCCAGATTGAGGAGAATGAAGAATGAAGCACGCTACAAGCGAAGATTGGCGACGATTAAAGGAATCTATACCAGCTATCGAAGATTGGCCAGAAGATGATGCGGTTAACAGCCCTAGCCATTATAGAACCGGCGGCATCGAGTGCATCGAGGCCATTGAGGAGTCTATGACCCCAGAGGCATTTCGCGGATATCTGAAAGGCAACTGCATGAAGTATCTATGGCGGTATACCTATAAGAACAACCCTGTTGAGGACCTGCAGAAAGCTCAGTGGTACCTGGCGAAGCTAATCAGCCGCGAGATATTCGACGATGCCGATTAAGCGCGACGCTGCAGACAAGTGGTTTAGTGATGTGGTCAGGCAGAAGGCTGGCTTCCAGTGCGAGCACTGCGGAAAGCAAGATGGCAGGATGGAGTGCGCACATATCTGGGGCAGGGCAGCTAAGTCGGTGCGCTGGTCTATGGATAACGCACTATGCTTGTGCCATTACTGCCATAAAGTGTTTACGGCCAACCCGCTCGACTTCAGTGTATGGCTTGAGTCGCATCTAGGCCAGGGCCACCTGGATATGCTTAGAGAGAAGTGGCAGGTGCTAATGCCAACCAACAAGAAGCTAAGGGCAGAGATAGCCAAGCACTACCGAGAAGAGCATAAGAAAATGACCGCTGATGAGAGCTATGAGCCAGTCTCATATAATTAATTTAAATAACGGGGAATATTATGGATATATGCTGCGGGCAGAAAATGCTTTCTTTTTTGGATTTTGATTATTACCGTCCTAGCAGCCGGTGTGATTTATGTTTTGGTAGCGGGGAATCATATTTAAGCGAAGGGTTTTGGCAAGATGATGGGTGTGAATGCGTTACAGGTGTCGGCGCAAAGAAAAGGTTTTTGGAATGCCAGACTTGCTTTTACTGCAAGAGAGATGACGCAAGGACTAAAGTATCTAATAGGATAAGAGCGCATTTAAGATGGCTCCTGATCAAGAAAGATAATATTGTTGTTAGTCGGATAGAGTCTTTATTTTGTGAGGGGATGAGCTGGGAGAATAGGAAGGAATGGCATATTGATCACATTAGGCCAATAAAAGATTTTTTAGATAACGGTATAAATGATTTTGATGTAATTAACCACCCATCAAATTTGCAACCTTTGTGGGCTAAAGATAACCTAATTAAAAGCGCAAAATATAATTAATTTCATCTGTTTGTAACCGAAAAGCTTGACAGTTTATTTGTTGGGGGGTATTATTACACCTCAATCAAAAAACAAAGGTAATAAACAAATGACTAAATTAACTTCTAATCAAACAGCGGCTCTTGCAGTGTTTCATGACTTTATCGAATGTGAATCAGATTTTGAGTGGGGCGATTATTTCTGGATGGATGACCTAATTGAAATGCTTACCGAAAACGGCTGGGAGCGCAAAAGCGCAGAAGGAACAATAGGTAGCCTGCTCGAATCAAATGATATCGGGTTGCAAGAATTTGAAATGACTGGTCACCCTGAAAAAGGTGAAAAGAGAGAAATGCTCTACATTGTTAACCATGAACCTAGCTGGGCTTAATAATCAAACCGCCCCCTACGGGGGGCAATCAAAAACCAAGGGGAATAATATGCGAATCAATGAGTGCTGTTTAAAAGAGTCCAATGCTCGCATCAAGGCGCAGCAGGATATAGCGGAGAGCCGCGAGGGCTTTGTGGGGGTTTTGATAGTGTTGATCATCTTTGCTCTGGTATCAAACATGTCTTACTTTGACTGTAAAAACCTGGGGGTGTGCTAATGAGTTACAAAATACTAAATGAAGCAGTGGGCTTAATTCGTGATGAAAACCCATTGTGGGAGGGCAGCTACCAAAGTCTGCCTGACATTGCTAAAGACGGGATGATAGCATTATGGCTTGCAACTCACCCAACCTGGATGGATGACGTATTTCCACACACAGTAAGCGATAAGCGCATGCTGGCTTTGGAGTGCGTTTACAGCGAGGACGCAACCTCCAGGATGGCTGCTGCTATGTTCCGTGATGCTGCAGAACGCAACGCCAAAGATGTGGACAACGATGCCTACTTATCTGAGGCTTTGGACGACTTTGAGGCGATACTGGATAGCCCTGACTTCTTGGAGGAGATACGCGAGCAGATATACTCGTATCTTGAGCCAAGCATGGAGGAGCTTGTGATGGATTCATTTGCAGACCTTTGCCATATTGATAGAATTGCTATGGGGAGCCATTAATGGACGTTAAAACGCTAATTTATGAGGCTAACGCCTACGCTGACAAAGCCATCAGGCAGTCTTACATCGAGGCGAAAGTCAGTAGTTTTAGAGCGTGGGTCACCGAGCCGGTAGTAGTGCATAGGATACATTTCATAGCCACGACCCTTTTGCTAGCCACTTTTGTAGGGTATCAGTTAATAGCTTACCCCCTAGGCTGAGGTCTCCTTTGACCTTTTGACCTGGCCTGGTCCACCAGGAGCTGAAACGGACTTATCTTTGTACATTGTAGTATGCATTTTTGGCATTTATGGAATCAGGAGAATGCATTTCAGGTATTAAAGAGCATTCTATACAATGCGCATCTAATCAACTGAGAGGTGTATTGTGGTACTGTACGGAGTAATTGTAGTAACTATAGGTCTTATGGCAATAGCGAGGGAAGACCTGGTCTAACCTGTAATCCGAAAGGTTTACATTCGCAGTAAAAACATGGACAATGCCTTTATTCTATTGACATAAAGGTGTCGCATGGAAAATTTAAACTTATCAAAAAGTCTTGAGGATTGCTTTGAGTGGGAGCTCAATGATCAGATCATTCGCTTTGACTCGATAATTGAGTCGCTGATGAGCACTGACGTGCCACGATCACAGTTCCGCGATGAGCTGATTGACTGGCAAGACGACGTAGCCAACCTGGTGGATGAGGTATCAGCCCTGGAGCCTTACGAGGGCTTCCGGGAGTTTGCCACCATGGCAGAAGAGCTGTTTGGGACTGAGGTTTAGTCTAGTGCGTAAATTCTCTGTTGGGGGTATAATCGGATGATGATTAAACTGACTACAGATGAAGACGTCCATGAGGCCGATATGGACCTGGTCCGAGACTACGCCGAGGCGCTAGTGGACCGGGATAAGCAAATGATGATTGAGGTGCTGTACCTGACTCACCAGCGCATGGAAAGAACGTGCCGGTGTTTTGAGGTCAACTGCACTTGTGACCTAAAATGAGACCTTCAATATTTACAGATGAGCTAGCCGCTGACATATGTCGCAGGCTATCCCTTGGTGAGAGCGCCAGGCAGATCTGCAGGGATGACAGCATGCCTGTTATGTCTACGCTAATGAAATGGTTGACAGAGCCTGATAAAGTCGCATTTTCGGAGCAGTACGCGAGAGCCCGTGACTGCCAGGCTGACTACTACGCTGATGAGATCATCGACATAGCAGATGAGCTGGGTGAGGGGGTGGATTCTAACGCCGTTAACATAGCCAAGCTGCGCATTGACAGCAGGAAGTGGAAGGTTGCCAGGATGTCGCCCAGGAAGTATGGAGACAAGCAGCAGATTGACCACACATCATCTGATGACTCGTTCAAGCCCACAGTGATTAAGCTAGTGGCAGAACCATTACCAGCCAATGACTGATACTGCAGAGATTCGGCTCCCTCCCAAGATAGTCGAGGTCTTTGAAGGCGAGGCCCGGTATAGAGGCGCATACGGTGGCCGAGGGTCAGGCAAGACCAGGTCTTTTGCCCTGATGACTGCAGTGGCTGGGTACAGGCATGGCATGGCAGGTAACAGCGGCCAGATACTCTGCGCACGAGAGCACCTAAACTCCCTAGATGAATCATCCCTGGAAGAGATCAAGTCTGCCATCAAGGCGGTCCCTTGGCTTCTGTCGTACTATGAGATAGGCGAGAAGTTTGTCAGGTCCAAGGATGGCCGCATCAACTATGTATTCGCCGGTCTACGCCGCAACCTGGACTCAATCAAGTCAAAGGCCAGGATCATTATCGCCTGGGTAGATGAGGCCGAGGGTGTATCTGATGCAGCCTGGCAGAAGCTAATCCCAACTGTCCGAGAGGACGACTCTGAGATATGGGTGACCTGGAACCCTGAGACCAAGCACTCAGCAACGCATAGGCGCTTCCGCGTCAACCCTCCCCAGGACAGCAAGATATGCGAGATCAACTGGCAGGATAACCCCTACTTCCCAAAGGTCCTAGACAACGAGCGCAAAGAAGACTTTAAGCTGCGCCCGGATGATTATGGCCATGTCTGGGACGGTGAGATGAAGATACACGCCGATGGCGCCTACTACGCTGTAGAGATGCGAGAGGCCAAATCTGAGGGCAGACTAACCAACGTGCCATACGACCGCGCTGTTGGCGTTGTAACGGCCTGGGACTTGGGGGTAGGTGATAGTACCTCTATTTGGTTTGCGCAGTTTGTGGGGGCTGAGGTGCGCCTTATTGACTATTATGAGAGCAGCGGTGTAGGTCTGGACCATTATGTCGCCCTGTTAAACTCAAAGGGCTATGTATACGAGAGCCATGTACTGCCGCACGATGTCAGGGTAAGGGAGCTAGGCTCAGGTAAGTCTCGCTTGGAGACACTTGGCGCCCTGGGGGTGAGGCCAATCACTATAGCTCCGCAGTTGATGGTCGATGATGGCATACAGTCTGTGCGCTCCATGCTCCCCAGGTGCTGGTTCGATGAGGAGAAGTGCGAGCGAGGCATTGATGCTATCCGGCAGTACCGTCGAGACTACGACGACAAGGGCATGACCTGGCGTGGACGACCTCTACACGACTGGACCTCTCACTGCGCCGATGCGCTGCGATACCTGGCTGTTGGGTACAAGCCCACATCATCTAGCTGGGGTGAGCCATTACGCCGTAACCTACAAGGCATTGTGTAGTCAATATGATATAATCGGGCCTTTGTGACTTGACTGGATTTAGTTATGGCTGTTAAAGGTTTACTGTCTTTGCTGGCAGAAGGGATGAGCCCTGAAAACTTAAAGCGTATTGGGATGTTGACAGATGAGTCAGCTCAGAACCCAACCGCAGTTAAGACGGCGCAGACTAAGTACCAAAAACTGTATGAAGGCAATGACCAATTTAGGGCCAGGGAAGAGCAGACTATGCTCAATCCGCAAGTTGTGCAGCGTGGCCTGTTAGATGACCGCCGCATCATAATGCCAGAAGATATTGAGAATACTGTCCTGGTTCCACACAAGGGCGACATATCTGGCACAGACGTTACGCTCACGAACATAGGCGGTTTTGACCTGCCTGTCCCAGTCACTAGTAGAGGTGGCGCTAGATATCCAAACAGCCCACTAACTCCAGAGGGCAACTACTGGGCCTCAATGAAAACTGGCGCAGTTCCATTCCAGAATAAAGCTGAAGGCTTAATGGAGTCCCTAAAAATGGACGCCACTGGCGTTTATACAGCGATGGGCAGAGAGGCTAACTACTTTAACCAAGCTTTTGCTGACGGTATGCTGCAGTGGGCGCAGTCTATGAAGCTGCCAAAAAAGGCCATTAAAAAGTTTGATGAAGATTTGCGCAAGAGCAGATCTGATTGGGTTGGGCTAGAGAGCCCTGAGGCAAGAGATCAGCTTCTTGGAATGGGCAGCTTTAAGCCAGAAGGCGCAGGCAAGTTTAGAAGTGCCTTCACCAAAAAGATGAGCAAGGCTGAATATCGCGATCTGGGCTTCCCGACTATTACGGATATAGAAAAAGCATTTATTGATCCTGACCTTGCCGGTACAGCTTTAGGCGAGGCCGGATTTACGATGGGCCGTGTTGGCAAAGGATTCGACTTAAACAGAAATACCAATCACCCGTCATATAACACTGGCATTGGGGGTGAATACATTGGCGGGTTTGAGCAAAGCGTGCCACCGCAGATTATGTATCCTGACGCCTATAAGCAGCTAGAAGGCGTTATGACAAAGCCGAAAAAAGGCGGCACTCCACGCTTGCTATATGACGCTGAAAAGATTGATGCTATTGCAAAGCGCCAAGACCTATTCCAAGTTGCGGATGCCAGGTGGGTAGATACTGCTTCTAAATGGCTAGAAGACAACAAGGGCGCATCTAATGCGGCATTGATTGCTGCGGTCGGGCTTCCTGCCACAATGGCACCCCAAGAAGCTGAGGCAGCTCCTGCAGGGTTGTTGCGACAAGCTGCTCCAGTCGCAATGACAGGCTTGCTTAGCGCAGGCATGAGCGAAGATAGTGATGCGAGTATTTTAGGGTCTCTGTCGAAGCTTGGTGCTGGGCGGCAAGACCTTCTGGGAATGGCTCAGAAAATGGCAAACGAGGGCATGGATGTGCAGAGCATCCGAGAGCGTACCGGCTGGGAGATTGGAGCAGACGGTCAGTGGAGAACGGAGCTGCCTAATACAAATACAAAAATAAACATTCCTGAAGTGGCAGAGGGCAGTCAATACTATACCGGGACTATTGCTGATGTCATTGATGACCCAGAGCTGCTGTCTCAATATGAAAAAGGCGGCAGAAAGCCCACTGTTAGAGACATGGATGGTGAGATTGAAGAATACGGGTCTCGCGGCTTTTTTGGTTCTTTAGGCGATATTGCTTTTACAGTCGATAAGAATATGCCGGAAGGACAAGGGTTCCACCGAGAAGGTTATTTTGATGAGTTTGGTGAAAGGCAGCCCGAAACAATTGTTATCAGCGGCAAAAGCTCGCCAGCCGAGCAAAGAGCAACATTGCTGCATGAGCTTCAGCACTCAATCCAAGATAGAGAAGGGTTTGCGGCTGGAGGCAATCAGAAACAGTTTGCAGAAGAGGAAAGAATAAAAGATTCTTTTTATGAGCGCGTAGGATTGACCCCCACTGGAAGTGGCCGACTGCAAGAGCTGGAACAAAAAATAAGCGATGTTGGTCAACGCTCTATGTCTTTGCAAGAGATGAGTGACCTGGAGCGCCTCCGAGTCGAAAAGCAAATTTCTGACAGGTTTAATGCCGATACGGTTGGCGAGGCAGGCGCAAGGTCTCCCTATGGTATGTACAAAGGATTAATGGGCGAGGTTGAGGCAAGAAATGTTGAAACCAGGGACAAGATGAAACCTGATTTTCTTAGAGCAACCCCCTTGGAGTTGTCGGAAGATGTGTTCGAGCCTAGAAGCCAACAGATTTTCAGGGCAGGCAGTGACGATGAGCTCTTTCGGGAGCTTGAGTATTTAAAATATCCTGACGTTAGGTCAAATGCTCCCGAATACCGTGAAGCCCCTGTAGTGCAGGAGCAATCATTTGGCGACATGGTTAACGAGTACGCCAACATTAACCAGAGAGCCCAGGCAGCAGAAGCCCAGAAGTTTGGCTTATTGATGCGTGAAGACGCTAGGTTGCGTGACATGGGGTCTGCTTCATTTGGCCAGGTATCCCCAGAGCTGGCTGCATACCGCCGCTCACAGATTCTGCCGACCATTGGTGAGATGGGAATGGGAGCCCTTGAGGGGGCTGTCGATACAGTAGACTTTGTGTCTCAGCTTCCTACAGCCATATCCACTATGACCATGCCAAAGCGCACCCCCTTGCGTGATCGCCTGGGCGGACTTTTAGACTACAGCTTTGTGGATGAGAGGGATCAAAGGGCCAGGGACCAGGCTAGATTGATTGGCGGGTTATTAAGCCCCATTTAATGGTATAATCGGCCCAATAACTGGAGGCCATAATGGCAATAAGCACATACAGCGAGCTGCAGTCGTCAATGGCAGACTTTTTGAACAGGTCTGACCTGACTTCTGTGATCCCGACATTTATTGCGTTGGGCGAGGCCAGGATGAACCGAGACATCCGTCACTGGCAGATGGAGAACAGGGCATCGACTACAATTGACGGCCAGTACCTAACCAAGCCAGGCGACTGGGTTGAGACTATACGCCTGCATTTGACCGGCCAGAACACCTCTGCGATGGACCTGTTAAGCACTCAGGCCATGGCTGACAAGCGCCAGGGCTCAGAGAATGTAGCAGGCAAGCCAAGATACTATGCCCACTCTGAGGGCCAGTTTGAGGTATTCCCTACCCCTGACGGCTCATATGCTGCTGAGTTGCTATACATCCAGCAGATACCCTCTCTCAGCGACAGCGCGACTACAAACTGGCTGCTGACATCATATCCAGACATCTACCTGTACGGCTCACTACTGAACTCTGCACCATACCTGGCTGAAGATGGCCGGGCTGAGGTGTGGGCTCGATTGTATGGTGAGGCGGTAGACAAACTAAACTTAACTTCTGAACAGGCAGCTTATTCTGGTGTTGGCCTGACAACTAAAATACGAGGACTCGGATGAGCTTTTCCAACTTCTTAGAAACAGAGGTCCTGGACCATGTGTTTGGTGGCAACGCCTACACAGCCCCAGGAACTTTATACACTGGACTATACACTGCAGCACCTAGTGACACAGGCGGCGGTACAGAGCTGTCAGGTAGCGGTTATGCTCGCCAGGCCACAGCATTTACTGTGTCGGGTAACACTGCTAGCAACACATCTGCAGAAGAGTGGGCAACAGCTACAGGCGACTGGGGCACGATTACGCACGTCGGTGTATTCGACGCAGCCACAAGCGGTAACCTGCTAGCCTATGGTGCATTGACTGCAAGCAAGACTATCGCTACGGGTGACGTATTCCGCATCCCGGCTGGCGACTTAGATATCACGCTAGACTAATATGCTTTACGGGGCATATAAATACGGGCAGGCCGCCTACTCGACCGCTAATCTTGAAGATGGCGCAGTCGTAATATCGGCAACGTCCGCGTTAAATGTCTCTGCTGGGTTTGTACGGGAGGCGAGCTGCTCTATATCGGCAGTATCATCTGCGTCAATATCCGGAACTGCTGTTCGCCAGGACTCGTCGTTGATTAGCGCCACTGCATCTGTTCAGGCAGATCCGCAGGCACTACTACAGACAGGGTCTGCAATATCGGCGGCTTCATCGTCATCTGTGTCCGGCTTCATGACCGGGTCGGGTGTTGTTGCTGTAAGCGCTACATCGGGGTCGTCGGTAGATGGCGTCCTGGTCCAGCAGGGCCTATCAGAAATAGGTGTTGCGTCATCTGCAACAGTGGTTGGATTTAAGGTTGTTGCTGCAGGGGCTGTAATATCGGCTGAGAGTCAGACTGTATTCTCTGGCAACATAACTGCTGTTGGTATTGGTGGTATAAGCGCATCATCTGTCTTGGCGTCATCTGGTCAGATACTTTGGCTTGATAAGCCTGGGAGCGATGAGGTTTGGGCTGACAAGGCTCCGGCGTCGAATGATTGGTCTGATATTGCATCTGACGACAACGAATGGGTAGGCGTCTCTGGCGCTTCACAAACATGGACAACCGTGTCCGACACTGTAACTTTATGGGAGGCCGCTTAAATGGCTGATACAACTACAACCACCTATGGTTTGACTAAGCCGGAAGTTGGCGCTTCAGAAGATACATGGGGCGAGAAGCTAAACACTAACCTGGACAGCCTGGACAACCTGCTTGACGGGACCACGCCTGTTACCGGGATTGACATCAACTCAGGCACTATTGACGGCACGACTATCGGCGCATCCTCTGCATCTACTGGCGCGTTTACTACTTTATCTGCCTCTGGCGAAATCACAGCCAACGGTGGCATTGCATTGGGCGACAATGACAAGGCTACGTTTGGTGCTGGCTCTGACCTACAGATTTACCATGATGGGTCTAATAGCTATATTGATGAGACTGCAACAGGGCATTTGTTTATAAGAAGTAACGGAGATGGTATTTATCTGCGTAGCAGTACAAACGAAGAAATTGCTCATTTTAACGTCAATGGTTCTGTAAAAGCCTATTACGACAATAGTTTAAAGTTTGAAACCACCTCCACAGGCATAGACGTTACTGGCACAGTGACCAGCGATGGTCTGACTGTAGATGGGGATGCTGTATTTACAACAGGGGATACAATTAGATTAAATACATCTGATGGCTCTGATAATGGTGTACTGGCTGTTTCTGGCGGTGGAGCTAACAGCGATGCTAGGGGTGCAAGAGTTAGACTTTACGGAAATGAACATGCTTCATTAGGTGGAACTTTAGATATTGGCGCAGGTAATGTTTCAGGTGGTCATATCTACAATTACACAAATGCAAAACTGCGTCAGAAAATAGACTACAACGGCGATATCAGCTTCTACGAGGACACAGGCACAACGGCTAAGTTGTTCTGGGATGCGTCTGCGGAGGCATTAGCAGTTGGAGGTACGAATACCTTCACCAGTAAAATAGTTGCATCAGCCGCTAACGGTACTGCCTATACTTCAAACTCACAGCTTAGAATCAGCGGAGGCGGTACTAACAACAACCGCGCATCTATTTTGTTTAGTGATGACGCGTTGAGTGATGGCAAGATTTCATACTACCCCCATACTACGGAATCTAGTCGTTTACTATCTTTGTCTGCAAGAACAACTGAATCTGATTTTGTTATTACTGGCGCAGGCAACGTGGGTATTGGTACTAGTTCGCCTAGCTATCCTCTTACAATAGGAACAGCAGGAACAACAGCCGATACTTCTATGTTAATAGCGAGTAGCTCGACAACTACTGGAAATCTTTTCTTTGGTGATGCCGCTACAGGAACAGGTAGCTATAGCGGGTTTGTACAGTACGACCATAATACAGACTCAATGCGTCTAGGCACAAATACCTCAGAACGCATGCGCATAGACTCATCAGGCAACGTGGGTATTGGTACTAGTTCACCTAATAGTAAAATGTCTATCACTGGTTTTAACGAGATGACGTTAGGCTTCCCTGCTGTTTCTGGGGGAGCAAGTAGGTCAGGCATTAAGCCAACTGTCACAGGCGCAGGCGCAGGACAGCTTGAATTTCTGGTTGGTGGAGACAATAATAACGAAGCCACAACTGTTGGTATGGCTATCGACTCATCAGGCAACGTGGGTATTGGTACAAGCAGTCCAAACGCTGTAACTAACTATACAGGCTTGACGCTTAACAACGCTACCTATGGAGGGTTCATTGATATTGAAAACAACGGGACTCACACCTTTAGATTGCTATCAAACACTACTGCAAGTTACATTGGAACTATAGAGTCTGACCCTCTAGTATTTAATACAGCCGACACAGAACGCATGCGCATAGACTCATCAGGGAATGTGGAAGTAAAAGGCGGTCAAGAGTTAAGAGTCTATCGTGGAGACAACGCCACCTACGGCTCAATGAAGTATCTTACTGGCTCTGGTGGTTTACAGCTTAACGACAAAAATGGTGATGGTATATCTTTTGTTCAGGCTGATGGCGCTACTGAGTATGGTAGGTTTGACGGGTCAGGCAACCTGTTGGTGGGTCAGTCCAGCACGACTATTCCGGGAGTTGGCAACACAACGGCTGGTGTAAGCATAAGAGGAACTGACGGGAGTTTCTTTTCACGCGCCTTAGGTTCAGGCGATACTAACAATGTTGTTTCAGTCAATAGAAGCACTGCGGACGGAAACATTTTAGGCTTTCAAAAAGACGGCGCAACCGTAGGTAGTATTGGTACTTACAGCGGCACTTTGGCTATTAATTCCGTTAATACAGGAATCATGCTGGACGATACTAATAATGTTCTTCGCCCAACTAATGCTAGTGGCGGTTCGCGTGATGCAATTATATCGCTAGGCACATCTAGCCAACGCTTCAAAAACCTCTACCTGTCAGGCGGTGTCTACTTAGGCGGCACAGGTGCTGCTAATAAGCTGGAAGACTATGAGGAGGGGACTTTCAATGTTGAGCTTTGGGCGGGTGGGACACAATTAGCTTTAAGTGAGTATGGCGGCTCGTATGTAAAAATAGGCAACTTGGTGACGATCAATTTTGAAGCAGATTGCTCAAACACTAATGGTGCATCTGGATCATTAGAAGTTAGAGGTATGCCATTCACTGTTGCGGATGTTCTAAGTCCAACAGGTATTGAGGCAAACGGATCAGTTAGTTACTGGCAAAATTGGTCAACAACAATAAACTCACCGAGCGTTTATGCCGAAGCCACCACAACTGTATTGTATGTAATGGGTTCCACATCAAGCACAGGGGCATCTAACACCAATTTAACAGCAGCACATATAGGTACAGGCGAGTTTAGAGGCACGATTACTTATCGCTCAGCATAACAACCATACGCCTATCGGACGGTAGGTACAGACAGGAGCAATACAATGGCTTTAGAAAAAGTAATAACAGAAGACAAGATTGAAATCGTAGGTGACTACAAAGCAGTACAAGTACGAACCTGCACCAAAGTCCTAGAGGACGGCGTAGAGCTATCTTCAGGCTACCATCGCCACGTTATAACCGCAGGACAGGACTACAGCAACGAATCTACAGAGGTACAGGCTATCTGTGCTGCTGTGCATACTGATGCAGTTATTGCAGCTTATCAAGCATCGCTGGAAGAAGGAGAATAATCATGGCAGTAACTTGGACAATCTCAACACTAGAACGCAACACATCAGATGACGGTGTAGTTGTAGCACACTGGCGCGCCTCAGATGTAGATGGCGACCACTCAGGCAGCAGCTATGGCACTTGTGGCTTTACTCCTGACAGCACTGCTGACGGCTACACAGCCTATTCAGACATCACAGAAGCTCAGGCTATTGGCTGGGTGAAGGACAGCATGGGCGAGGAAGCAGTCACTGGCGTAGAAGATTCTATCGCTGCTCAGATTGCAGACAGCAAAGCTCCTGCGGTAGCTGTAGGAACTCCTTGGTAATGATTGATCCCGTCACAGCCATTAGTGTAGCTACTTCTGCGTTTAACACTATTAAGCGCATGGTAGCTGCTGGTCGTGAAGTAGAGGATACACTGGGTCAGATTGGTAAGTGGTATGGAGCCGTCAGTGACCTAAATGAATGCCAGAAGCAGGCCGAGAACCCGCCGCTGTTTAAGAAGATAGTAGCAGGTCAGTCTGTAGAGCAGGAGGCTATGCAGCTTTATGCTCACCAAAAGAAGATAAAGCAGCAAGAGAAGGAGCTGAGAGAGCTTCTAATGTACACCTACGGCCCTACAGGATACAGCGAGCTAGTAGAGTTGCGTAGGAAGATTAAAGAGCAGAGAGAGAAAACTATATACGCTCAGGCGCGTAGACGTAAAGCCTTCTTCTGGAACACTGTGCAGATTATAGGCATAGGCGTACTAGGTTACGGTATATACGCAATAGTTTCTTTCTTAATGAGTCAATAGAAGGAATAATTTAATGGAATACTTACTCGACTTATATGTGCTTGCAACATCATTGGTTACAATAGCCAGCGTAATATGCAATTACACTGAAACACCAAAAGACGATGAATTTGTTGCAAAAGCCTATAAGGTTTTGGAGCAGTTCGCATTCCTTGGCAATAAAGCCAAACAATAACCTGGAAGGAGCACGACATGGGCGAGAAAAAAACAACTCCCATAGTGATAAACGAAGTAGAGTACATTTTTGAAGACATGACTGAGCAGCAGCAGGTGATGGTAAATCACTGCAATGACCTGGATAGAAAGATCAGGTCCACTCAGTTTAACCTTGATCAACTTTCAGTAGGCAAAGACGCATTTATCAACATGCTAGTTGCTGACCTGGAGAAAGAAGAGCCAGGAGAGTAATAAGACATGCCAACGGTAAAAGAAGCCATCCAGCGCCTAGACGCTCATGAACGTGAATGCTTGACTCGATACCAAAACATTGAGAAGCAACTGGACGCTGGAACAAAGCGGTTTGATGATATAGACAAGCGTCTATGGTTTCTTTACCCGCTGGTCATTGCATCACCTTTGCTTGAAAGGCTTATTCAGTGAGTATATTTACGGCGTTAATCGGTCCGGTTGCTGATATTGGCAAGACGTTCCTGGCTAACAAGGCTGCGGAAAAACAGGCCAAGCATGACGCCAAGATGAATGTTATCCAGAACAGTGCTGACTGGGAGAGCAAGATGGCAGATGCCTCTAGCAGCTCCTGGAAGGATGAATTTTGGACCATTGTGTTAGCTATCCCAGTGTTTATGGTTGGCTACGCAATAGCCGCCAATGACGTGTCGGTAATTGACCGGGTGGCTGAGGGATTTGAGGCGCTAGACAAGCTGCCTGAGTGGTATCAGTATTTATTATTCATCGCGATCAGTTCCAGTTTTGGTATTCGCGGTGCCGGAAAAATTATGGAGATGCGCGGTAAGTAGCCGCCTCCGTCGCTCTGCAAAGGAAGTATAAATGGCATATGTTAGCGTAGACATTCCAGCAGGTATCTTTAAGCATGGTACTGACCTGGATTCTGTAGGCCGGTGGCGAGATGCTAACCTCATAAGGTGGCAAAATGGCTCTGTGCGGCCTGTTGGCGGCTGGACCACCCGTAAGGCCAGTGCATTCACTTACGCCCCCAGAGGCGCTATTACATGGACTGACAACAGTGCAGACGCCCACATTGCGGCAGGAACATACGAAAAGCTGTACCACGTTAATAAAGTGGGTACGGTTTCTGACATTACCCCTACTAGCTTTACCACTGGCGACCTTAACGCAGACCAGAATCTTGGCTACGGCGGTTCATTCTATGGCACCTCTTACTACAGCACAGAACGTCCTAGTGACGGCGTGCCAGAAGAGGCCACATCCTGGTCCATGGATACCTGGGGTCAATATTTGGTCGCCTGTTCATCAAAGGACGGCAAGATATACGAGTGGCAGTTGAATACCGGCACCCCCGCTGCAGCAATTACAAATGCCCCGGTAGGTAATGGCGCTATTGTCGTTACTGAGGAGCGCTTTATTTTTGCTCTAGGCGCAGGCAGTAATCCGCGCCTTGTAAAGTGGTGTGACAGAGAAGACAACACGGATTGGACGCCTACAGCGATTAACCAGGCTGGTGATCTTGAGCTGCAGACCTCTGGCGAGATCATGTGCGGTATCCGAGTGAGAGGCCGTACACTTATCCTGACCTCCCTGGACGCGCACGTCGCCACATACAATGGGCCGCCAACTGTTTACGGTTTTGAGAGGGTTGGCACATCTTGCGGCACCATATCTCGCATGGCTGCAGTTGCGGTGGACGAGGGGGCCTTCTGGATGGGCTCTAAGAGCTTTTTTACTTACAACGGATCATCCGTACAGGAAATGCCCTGCGATGTCTCAGATCACGTTTTTAAAGACATAAACCACGCCCAGAAAAGCAAGGCGTTTGCAGTCAACAACTCTCAGTTTGGTGAGGTGTGGTGGTTCTATCCCAGCGCCGACTCTCTGGAGAACGACCGATACGTTGTGTTCGACTATAAAGAAGGTCACTGGAACATTGGTGAGCTATCTCGCAGCTCTGCAGTTGATGCTGGTGTATTCTCTAACCCAATTATGTTTGATACCTCTGGTAACGTTCTAAACCACGAGACCGGGTACTCACACAATGGTAGTGAGACATTCCTGGAGAGTGGACCTATATCGATTGCTCAGGGCGATCAGATCGCCAAAGTAAATGAGATTATCCCGGACGAGCTTAACCAGGGCGAAGTCACTTTGACCTTTAAGACCAGGTTCTACCCTAATGACTCAGAAGTTAGCCACGGGCCGTTCGCTCTTGCTAACCCAACAGGCGCCAGGTTTAGTGGTCGCCAGGTCAGGATGCGTATTAATGGCACAGATCTTAAAGATTGGCGTGCAGGCAAGATGCGGCTTAATGTAATCCCAGGCGGCAAGCGATGAGCCTGGCTGAGAACCCGCCACCCCCGTTAGGTCCAGAATGGAAACCCTGGGGAGAGCGACTTGTTAGCTTTCTAGCCAGGACTAAAACAAAGCTGGCTTACTACATAGCTGGCGACACGGCGGCAGAAGATGGCGTCGTATTGTGGGACCGAACTGGTTACCCGGTAGTGTCCAAGAATGGTGAGTTTAGGCAGATTGTATTAGCTGACGGTTATGGTGAGTTTTCAGCCACCAGCAGCATTACTGCGGCGTCGGTAGACACTGCGTACAATATATCGTTTACGTCGGTAAGCGCTAATGGTGGATTGAGCATTGATCCCAGCGATAATACAAAAATTAGGTTTGCTGAAGCGGGGGTGTATTCTATTGCGGGACACCTGCAGCTTAAATCGTCAAGCGCATCAACGAAGACAGCGTATTATTGGATGGCTGTTAATGGCACAAACCAAGATCACTCAGAAAGGGTTACGGTGCATGCTAACGATCAATTTATTGTCTTGGCTGTTAGTGATCAAATTGAGGTAACTGCAGGCTCTTATATGCAGGCAAGGTTTGCTGTTAGTGATACCGATTTATGGCTTGATGGGGCTGCTGCAACATCTTTTGCGCCAGCATCTAAGCCAATTGACCTTACAATAACCAGAAGCCGTCAATAAATGCTATAATCGGCCAATTATTTAGGGGGATATATGGCAGATTTACAAGAAGAGCTAGATCGTTGCGAGAAGTGGATAAAGGCAGCCTTGGAGTACAGTGGCGGGACGCACGAGTACGAGGACATTGTTGAGGCCATAAAGAACGGATACATGCAGTTTTGGCCAGCAGAACACGGCTGCGCTGTTACAGAGATAATATCGTTTCCCAGGAAGAAAGTGTTGCACATTTTTTTGGCGGGTGGCGAAAAGAATCAGATAGTTGACATGGACGAGTCGGCGGTAGAGTTTGCAAGACAGCAGGGATGCACGGGCATGACTGTTGCTGGCCGTAGAGGTTGGGCAAGGGTCTTATTAAGCAAAGGGTGGACCGAGGCGTTCACGACACTTAGCAAGGATATATGATATGAGCGGTGGCAAGGGCGGTGGTCAATCCACAAAAACAGAAATACCAGCGTGGGCAGAGGCCGCAACAAAGCGGAATCTAGCGCGAGCTGAAGAGGTCCAAAAGATCGGCTACATGCCATACTATGGCCCAGACGTTGCTGGATTTACGCCTAGCCAGCAAGACGCAATGGCAAATAACCTAGCCGCTGCATCTGCATTTGGAATGGCCGCGCCAAGCGATCCTATGGCTGGCATGCCGCAAGCTCAACCTTTTGGTGGCGGTATATCAGGATACAGCTCTGGTGGATTGTTCGACCAGGCTGTTGCTGACTTTGAGGCAAGAGAGCCTGCCTACGCAAAAGAATACAATGAGCTGTTTGCTGGCAATACTTATACATCCCCTTTCCCCGGGCCTGGAAATGACTTTTTCATCCGTGGGAGTGGCGTTGACTATGATCCTGGTCGCGGCGCAAGGGCGGCTACCCCAATGCCTACTACAAGAGGCGGCCCTGCCCCCTCAATTCCAAGTGCTCCGACTCCTCCAGTTGTCGCTAGTGGCGGCCCATTTGTCGTGCCTGACCCAGTATCCCCAACAATGCCATCGTTTGATATGCAGCCCGCTGCACGGCCAACATACACTGAGCTGCCTACATACACTGTCGATTATGATCGCCCAGTTGAGCGCAAAGAGGCGTCTCGCAATTTGCCTCCCAGGTTTACGCAACCGCCTTTGGTAGACATCCCGCTTCCAACAGCCCCAGCAATGAATATTCCTGCAGCACCAAAGAAAGGCATTGACGAGCTAATGCTAGATATGCGCAACTCAGGAAGAAACATTAAAAACACAAGAAATGGACGAGGTGCTCAATAATGGCTTCAGGTAACGGTGTACCACAACAAGTAGGCATGGCTGGACCGCAAAGAATGCAGCCTGGCCCTACATCCCCATCTCAGGTTAACTATGGCCCGTCAGTAACGGAACCGCCAGGACAGCGACCAGTACCGCAAGATGAGCTTGCAATGCGTGTATCAGGCCCTGTAAGGCCGCCAAGCCATCTGTTGGATAAAAGGGCTCCTGCGCCACAGTCTGGACCTAAGCTGGCGCCTCCCGCTGGTGGTGGCGGTAAAGCTGGCGGTCGCGTACAGCAGCAGCAACAGCAGCAGCAACAGCAAGCTCCGCAAGCTCCAAACATTAATCAAAGTGCCGCGCAGGGTATTCAGGGCGCTATGGCTGGTGCTGCTAGAGAGATGCAGTATCAGCCCATGAATGTACGAGCTCCTGGCTATCAGGCGGCTCAGTCTGGCGCAACAGGCTATGGCGCAGCTCAGGCTGGCGCTAGAGGGTTCCAGGGTGCTGATGTAGGCGCAACAGGCTATGGTGCAGAGCGTGCAGGCGCTACTGGCTTCCAGGCTGCTGGATTAGACGCTCAGGGTTATGACGCTGCTCGCACCGGGGCAACTGGATTTGGCGCAGAAAGATTAGGTGCAGCACCGACAGTAACGTCCAGAGATGTGACGGCTGGCCAATTAGCTGGCACTGACCTAAGTCAGTATTACAACCCTTATGAAAGCCAAGTTGTGCAGTCTACACTGTCTGACCTAGATCGCGCCCGACAGATATCAATGGGCCAGGCTGGAGCTCAAGCAAGCGCAGCAGGTGCTTTTGGTGGTTCTCGACAGGCTTTGATGGAGGCCGAGACTAATCGAGCATTTGCCGAACAAGCCGCACGATCTGCAGGTCAGTTACGCCAGGCTGGATTTACTCAAGCCCAGGGCATGGCGCAACAAGACATTGCTGGAAGAATGCAGGCTAGCCTTGCTAACCAGCAGGCAGGTCTACAGGCTGGCACTACTAGCGCTAACCTGGCACAACAAGCAGCCCTGGCCAATCAGGCGGCTGGTATGCGTGCAGGTGAGTTTAGTGCATCCGCTGCTAACCAAGCAGCTCTTGCCAACCAGGCTGCGCAGAACCAGGCTCGACAGTTTAGCGCACAAGCTGCTAACGTCGCTGGAGCGCAAGCATCTGCTCAACAACAGGCTGCAAGTCAATTTGGCGCATCTGCTGCCAATCAGGCTGCTCTTGCTAATCAAGCCGCAGCGAATCAAGCGGCACAGTTTGGCGCAGGGGCTCAGAACCAAGCCGCTGCACAGGCATCTGCACAACAGCAGGCGGCTTCTCAGTTTGGGGCATCTGCCGCGAACCAAGCAGCTCTGGCTAATCAAGCAGCGCTTAACCAGGCGTCGCAGTTTGGCGCAGGCGCAGCTAATCAGGCGGCTTTGGCGAATCAGGCAGCACTTAACCAGGCTGGACAGTTTAACGCCTCACAGTCTCTTCAGGCACAGCTTGCTAACCAGGCAGCAGGTCTTACTGGGTCATCGCAGCGTCTTGGCGCGGCAGGTCAACTGGGCTCACTGTCTAACCTTGGCTTCGGCATGGGGCAGACTGTTAACCAGAACCTACAGCAGCAGGGTATGTTGCAGCAGGCTCTACAACAGCAGCTTATTGAGGCAGCTAAGGCGCAGTTCCAGGGCTATCAACAGGCTCCGTACACATCTATCGGATTGTTGTCACAGGCTCTCGGCGCAGCTCCAATACCGCAGACTCAAACCACGCAGAGGAACCCTGGTTTCTTTGACTACTTAACACTGGGCGCAGGAATGTTCTCTTAAAAAGGTTTATTATGTTTGGATATCAAAAAAAGAACGATCAAGAAGAAATGCTGCGCAAGGCTCTTATGAGCTCTAACATGGTAGACCCGTCAATGATGGCGGGTATGACTGCTAACCAGGGCGCGATCAATAACTTTGCTGCCCCGGCGGCTCCATCTGACAGCATGTTAGGCATGCAGGCTCAGACCGGCGCAATCGACAACACTGCGGCTGCTATGGAATCTTTAAGCCAGGCTCAGACGTTAGACCCTGCGTTCCTACAAGCACAGCAGAATGCTGAGTCAGAGATAGCTAGAGAGCAGATGATGAAAGAGCTTGCAGGCGCCTCTGCAGGTATGGCCTACCAGCCTACCTCTGCAGAAATGATACCCTTGCAGCGCGGAGGTGGAATGATGGCAATACAAGAGCCGCCAATGATGATGGGCCAGACCTCTGCATCGCAGGGCCAAGATATAATGGGCCTATTAAATAGATTTAAGTAACGGGAGCTCGATAATGACACCAGAAGAAATGCAGGCTGAGATGGAGCGCTTGAAGACAATGGGCACATTTGGCCCACAGCAGCTTCCACAAATGCCACAGATGCCTGGGGCTAATTATCAGCCAGGCGCTGTCAATAACATACAGAGCGCTGTAAATCAGAGCATGATGCCTGCTGCCACAATACCGCAGGCAATGCAGCCAATGCAGCCCCTACAGATGCCACAAGCCCCACAAGCTCCCCAGGAGAAGCCAGGGCTATTGTCTCGTATCGGCTCTGGTATTCAGGACTTTGTGCAGGATAAGGACCGCATGATGGACCTTCAGGCTGCATTTAACAGCATGCGCTTTGCTCCAGATGCAGGCATACAGCAGGCTTATGCTGACCGTCAGAAGATGCGCACAGTATCCGCGCAGGCTAACCAAACTGCTGCTTATTTAAGACAGCAGGGACAGCCTGAGCTTGCCGCCATGGTTGAAGCTAATCCAGCCCTTGCAAAAGATGCTCTTGCTGAGTTTACAAAGAAGAAGATGGGCACCAGCTACGCCACTAAAAACATCGGATCAATCCAAGTTGCAGAAGAAGACATGACGGTCGGCGATACGCAGCTCAAGGCTGGCGATCAGTACGTTATTACTTACGATCCCAATGCAGAAGACGGATACTCTGTTACTAAGCTAGGCACGCGAGGATTGACTTCTGAGGCAAAAGCGCAATTTGAAAGTGAATCTCAATACAAGATTGCTGACATCGAAGCCGCAAGAGAGAGAGGCGAGAAAGTATTTGATCAGTCGCAACAGGTTAATCGATCTATCGATATTATGAAGCAAGCCAGGGATTTAGCTGCGTCCCCAGAAGGCGTTAGAACTGGGGTCATTGCGCGGTTTTTGCCTGCGTTTGAAGAAAACACTGCAATGTTTAACTCGCTTAGAACCACCCTTGGTATTGATGTAATTAACAGCGCCACGTTTGGTGCACTAAGCGTGCGAGAGCTAGACCTAGCTTTGAGCAGGGACATCCCTAACACTTTAAGCGGCCAGGCATTAGTTGACTATTTAGACGACAAGATAGCTGCGCAGAACAAGCTGTATAGAGAGATGACAAAGATGGGCAGGAAGCTGCAGAGCGGCATTGGTCTCAGCCAATTTATGAGTGATATGCAGGCCGAGATAGATGCTGCAACAGCTATCACTGCATCGTACCCGGTTGGCGACCCTGGCATGACGTATGCTTTATGGGGTGAAATGTCCAACCAGGACAGAAAAGATTACTTAGAGGCTTCTCAATAATGGCTAGAACCAAAGAAGAGATACTAGCGAAGTACAGGCCGCAAGCGATATCACAAGGCCCTGTTGAAAGCCAAAAACTTAGAACTGTTGCCCAGGGCGCATCTTTTGGTTTTGCAGATGAGGTTGAAGCTGCGGTGAAATCACTTGTTCCTGAGTCAATGGGCGGTAGGGACTATGAGGTCATCAGGGATGAATTGAGGGGCAAGCTGACAGAATATAAGACAGCAAACCCTGGCGAAGCTATAACCCTAGAAGTGGCTGGCGCTTTCCTTCCGTCTGTTATGATGTCCATGACTGGCGTTGGAGCTCCAGCCGCAGGGACTAACTTAGCTCGAATTGCAAAAGTGGCTGCAGGAGAATCTGCATTAACCGCAATAGGCTCATCTGAAGCTGACATGTTTAGCGGTCAGGGAGTGCAAGACGTTGGTCTAGGAACTGCTATAGGTACTGCTGCTGGAACAGCCGCAGAAGTTGCTATG